TAGATCCATTCGCTGCCCCCTTAGCAACACGGCCGACTGCTTCCCTTGCAGTTGCAGGAGCAGTCAGGGACAACCTGGTAGATATGACAACCAATGCCTCACTCCTCGGCATGCTAAGCGGCTCGGATAAAGACAAGAGAGCACAGCTATTCTCCGACCTGATGAGGTTCAGACCCATCTACCCCAAGATTCTCCATGACATCTATAAGGCATCTCCGGCTGGGGTATCAGATACGTTTTCCAAGAGATTCACGAATTCGAGAACTATCTTAAGCTCGGCTCGACAAGCTAACATCAATATCTCCTCCATCTCCTCCCAAGCTGACCGCAGATGGATTGAGTCCGTTCTGTTCCGGATTCACCTTATTTGGAAAGTTGCTTCAGTACCGATCTCTCGGGAATCGATGATGACCTTACCTGTTCGTATGAGGAACAGATGGGGTTTAGGGAAGCTGGAAGGGATCTCCAATGTCTCTCCTATCTTACTTGGTGCCTACCACGCTATACCATGCAACTGCCCGATGGTCTTCCTTAACAACTCGGCAGCTCTTTCTATGGTCTCGTGTTTGGCAATGTCATCTTCTCCCGCGACGGCGAAACGTACTCGAGGAGCTGTTCCACCGTACCTTGGGTCTGAAACTAAGGTCAAATCGGTCTACAGCTGGACTAAACCTGTAGACTCCTCTCCTCCCCTGCGCGATGTCTTGAAACTCCTATCGATAGCCGAGATGATTACGGTGCCAGGGTCTGCAGCTCATAAGTATCTCCTGCGTCTGGCTCAGAGTAAGACTACTCTAGATTTAGACTTGCTACAGAAGTTGGTTGAACATAAGATAGGAGGAACACATGGACACAGGTATACCTCTCTCGATGAATCTAGTGGAACCTTCCTGAACATAGCTATCAACTGGGCAAGTCACCTGACTATCTCTTCAAACCTATCACGACTGCTAGGAACAGTAGATCGACCTGTATCTTTCCAAGAGATCTTCTTAACCGAGGGAGCGTTTGTGACCTGGATATTCAATG